CGTGGGTAAAACGTATTTTTCATCGAAGTTTATGGTGATTAATTCGGAAATGTACCTAAGCGAAAGAGTAACTGAATACGGTTTTTCTACTATGGAAGACCGTTCGGCACTACATGTGTCGTATTTAGATGATCCACTGCCAGGGGTGGGGAACTTTATTTTCGGCGAGCATCGCTTGAAAAAGTCAAAGCAAGACTGCTATTGTGAGTATGAGTACGTACCTTACGTTAATTTGGGCCTATTGATTGGCATGAAACGTTCGGGTGACGGAAAGATCGCGTTTATCGGCGATGACGACTCTATCGGAGCTCGATGCACCACGCTTGTTCGTGGGCATGGTAAATTTATGAAAATGGACTTAATTCGTCTGTTTATTAAACTCAATGCGAAGGCGCTTAAGAATGCGAAAAATATTCCTTATTTCGTCCCTACAAAATGGGGGGGTTTGGGGTTACCTACGGTTGAGAAATCACGTTTCAAAGGGAAAGTGGTTTTTTATAAGGGCTTTGGACCGTCTGCAATTGACAGACGAGTGGTTGGTCATATGATTAGTTTGAGTAAGGCTTTTGATAATAAGCATCATACTTTCGATGAAAAAACAAATAGGGCGTACAAACGCCTCGCGAAGATTCCGACGGTATCCAAAGAGGAGCCGGACTCCCCATATTATAATTTAGCGATGAAGGCACTCAAGGAGAAATTCGGAGTGACTTATGGTCGTGATTATTGTTTGGGTCGAGCAATATGGTTATCATACGATGTGAAAATGAATACAGGAAAAGACGGCGCGGTTGAGAATTGTAACTCCCGGTTGTCCCTGTGGTGGCAAATGGCTACCAGTGTTGTGAATGGTCTAAAAACCAATACACACTATGATATCAGATACATGAATAATAATTCGCCGTTGAAAGAAATTCCGGCTGTCCGTCTCACCTTTGAAGAATATGTGAGTGAGGACGTGTATGAGGATGAGTAATAACACATCACGCAGAAGAATGGAAATGTAGGACTGGTTTCGTTGAACCTAATCAAAATCGACGATAGTTTCTAACCTATCATTCGTAAGATATGTACCCGGGATGGGAGTCCTTTGGTGCACGTCCGTTTGACGTCATCACCGTGAATATGGTGTTGTTTATTTTCTTTAAGTAGCTCGATGCCTTTTTTCGAACGTGGTAACCTATGGGCCCGTTTAATCGATTTGAGAATAGAGTGAAGTAAGAGAGTTGCAACACCGGATGCGCGTGTGTGGATAAGAGTTGCGTGGTTAATTTACATTAATATTAGCTTACATAAGGTGGACGGAATAAACGTTTACTGGAGTTGAGTAAGAGATATGGGAAGCAAACCTTGGCACGAAAGTGTCGGAGTGTTTTGTTACTATTGGGTTAATCGCGTAGCTGCTTTGAGCTATTGTGGGAGG